GCTTAAAGCCTTCAAAAACCTCTTGCAAGCCTTTCATTAGAATCTGAGGCCGCCCCATCAACTGTTTTACCTGCTCAGCTTTAATAGTAACAGCATCTTGGTTGGTATGAGGAGGGAAAGAGAGTAGGTTCTCCAAATACCAGTTATCTACAACCAGGGAACAAAGTCTCTGCAACATATCTGAATCCCCTGTTAGTCTCAAGATTTCTTCAGTCTTTAATTCTTTAATGAGGTCTGGGATGATCCATTGTTCGAACATTTCCGAGAAAGGAATAGAGAGTTTCTCTCGAATAAAGTCGAAAAGTTTGTTAGCGTTCTGGTTTAGAAGTGCTCCCAGTCGGAAAGGCTGGTTCGAAACTGCGTCTCCAGTCACCACTTCGTGAGAGTTGGCAATTTCATTCCTCATTTCAATCAGGCGATTCCATTCATTGGCTAATTGATCGAAGCCATCCATTCTCAGATCTACTGACTGTAAGTTCGAAGCTTTGATGATGTCGCCACTCTTCAAATCGGTGACAATGGACTGCATGATGAGCTTATCTGGACTCCAAAGAATCTTCTTAGAAGCGAACTCTAAACCCTGAGCCAGCTGGTTACCTACTTGGTTAGCTCTAACCTGAATATCAAAGCAAAGCTCGTAAAGTCCCTCTCTAAACCAGCGTCCTTTGTAGCGAGAACGGTGGTATTCCTTGTAAATATCGGACATTTTCTTGTTCTTCAGCTCTTTAGCAAAGACGATATGAGTAATAGTTACTCCTGAAGCATTGCTAGTCCCAGCGGCGATCACCCTGGCTAAGACAAACTTATTTTCATCACCTTCTTTAGCTGTTTCGTTGTTCGTTTCCTTTAAATCCTTCAGACAAACCTCTCCATTGCGTTCAAACATTTCATAGTAAGGCACAGTAGTAGCTTTGCCCTGAGTAGCTACAGTCGCTTTATAGATACTGGACTTGTTGTTCTTGATAACATCCTCAATATCTTCCCAAGTGCCGTCTTTTTCTCTCAAATCCTTAGAAGTAAGCTGATGGCGTTCAATAATCGGAGTCTCATCTACGCACTCAGCGGTCTGATTAATGATATAAACATTGTTGAGATCAGTGCGTTCATAAGATTTGTTTACTTTTTTCCACAAAATATTACCCCTGCCAGCTCCTTCTTCAATGGCAGAATTAATTTCTTCAGCCTGACCGGTTTCTCGCAAATATTCCTTAGTCTTTAAATTAGTAACGATACAAGGCAATTCATCATTCTTTCTAGAAGAATAAACATTAATATCTTTCGTATCAAAATCAATATTCTTTACCTCAGCATCAATAGCCGGAGTAATAATATCGTACCAGTATTTATAGTTGCCCTGCTTATCAAACTTACCAGTTGGGTAAATATGATTCTCAAAAAGACTGATGCGGCGAACTAGTTTAGCTTGAGAGTATTCGTAGTCTTCAGAAACGGCTACCGTCTCAGTGAGATACTGGCGAAGCTCCTCTTCTGCAGTTGCATCTTTGTTTATACTCATTTAAGCAATTTATTTATAAAAATTAAATATAATTATACCATAAAAATTATACAACCCCTGCATCCATCTGAGAAAGGTAGCGATCCAGTCTTGCAGAATCTACTCGATCACTCTCCTGCTTGGTGGGAGAACCAACTTTGACAATAGAAGTGAGGCCGTATCGAATGGCATCCATAGAATGATCGAAACCTGATTCTGGCACATTTAATATTTTGCCATTCTTATCTGTCCGCCATAAATAGTTCCTATATTCACGGATAATATCGGTAGAGTTTCTGGTCACGGAAATCCGCTGATCCTGCACTAGCTGGATGCCATTAGAAACAGAGTCTTTCCCTTTCTCACAAGGCACAATATTCACTCCATAAGAGGCAATTTCTGCTATAGACTTCGGCTCCGCAGAATCTGCTACGCATAAAACCTGCTCTGAAGAAAGGAGCGTGTCAGCCAACTGCTTGTTACTCATCTCTTTAGCAAACAACACCTGATCTAGAATATAGCCCCCATTGAAGTAGTAAATATCTACAATAGCAGTCGGATCATTGGAGTAACCAAAGTCTAGAGCAGTTCTTTCTTTCCTAGCCTCATGGGGAATCTCATCTATTATCTGCCAATCCTTGTAGATCTTGCCTTCCACTTCCCCTAACTGTCCCAGGCCATAGACCTGCCACCAGCCTTTCCTATTCTGCCTCTGCTCAATTGAGTCTACGATATTGGGGGATAGCGACTCATTATCCTTATAAGTCAGGGTTATCATCTCCCAGTCAGTCCTAGAGTTCTTCACATCAGTATAAAACCAAAACTCATTGGTCGGGTTCCAGTCCAGGAAGATAAAGTCTTTCGTTCGAACCTCTAGCTGTTCAAACGCATCAAAAGTAACATTATTCGCCTCATTTATAAAAAGCCTATCACGCCTAGCTCCTCTTAACTTATCCCCATTATCACTTGAGAAGAACTCTATCTGGCTCCTATTCTCAAAGGTATAAATGGAGTCGGTCTTATTCCAGTTGGCTTCCTTAAAATAGCCATGAGCCTCCAATATATTAAGAAAGTCTCTGATGGCTCCTCTCTTCAAATGGGGCACACTCTCCGACACTACACTGGTTAAGGTCGGCACCACATCCTTCTGAGCCTTAGCTATCAGGAAAAGCAGTATAGAAATAGTCTTAGAAGCAGAAGTTCCCCCAGGCACCGCTCGTATTCTCTTAGGAGGCAGAATCATCCCATCTTCCCCCTTCCTAGGTTTATCCATCTGGATGATCTTCTTAGTAGCTGTAGTCTTCTGGAACATATATCGTATATTATGTCAATAGAGAGCTTGAAATGGCTCTGGCAAATAGACCAACATATAATTTATTTATCATTTTCATTCTGGGTTTTTTCTATAGAGTCGCAGAACATATATTGTCGGTCATATATCCTTAGCCTTGCTCTTATCTATCTTATGTATCACTTCATCATCGTCAAGCTCCATGATAGGGCGTGGTATAATAAGCTCCATCTTATCGGCTACTCTCTTCTTAAGCTTGTTATAGTGCTCTATCCCCTTCATCTTAGCGTGGATATCCTTATGCTGGTTAATGATAAATAAGTGTTGTTTGTCCACATTCTCGTCATTAAAGCCGTCTTGCGACAATAATGTATTAATGCGAGCAGTGATACGCGGGTCAGCCATAAGTCTACTTGATAACACCTGTGCTACTTCCCTAGTACCAACTTTATATACTCTGCTGTAGGCTTCTGTGGCATTCCCATATATATAGGGGTCAGTAGCATATCTCATACAAAACTCCTCTTGCCTGTGATTCAAAGGTTTGTCTATAGTTAGAGCCATATTTCCTTCCAGTGTTTCCATATCAATAATTATAACACACAATATTGCATAAATCGCTTGATAGGTATTAAGACATAGCAAAGGTTATGTAAACTTTTGCTTCCTTGTTGATTTGTCTGAACTCCTTAGTTTTATGCTATATCTCTTTATCAGGTACTTAAACCTGTTTGTGCTAGTCTGCTCCTGTAGAGCCTCGCTTAGCTTCCCCACCTTTGATTCAGGGCGTGATATAGATTATATAAAGATAAGTATTTGGATACCTATAATTATACAGCATGTATGTCAAAAGAGAAATTAGAGAAGCCTTAAAACGCATTATAGAGGCTCGTTTTCCTATAAAAGAGCTAGAAATAGACATATTTGGGGATATATCGTATATATCAGAGTTATCCACAGCTTACCCTTGCATTATACTTGCGGTAAGTATATACTCTTATTAGATAGCAATAGAGCAATAATTATTGTAACGCTCGAAACTATCTTACAAAGTGAATCATAAATTAAAAGCAATGATAGAAGCATGGAAGGCAACAGGTCGAGTAGCTTTTATTCATCCTCGAGGAAAGACAGTCTCTCTTAATGGAGGCGGTGAAAGAGATTATAAAAAGGCCGAAGCCTATTTATCAGAGTATTTTAAAATAAATCCATTAAAAAAATGAAGACATATAGATATAACGATAATCTGTTTATTGCTTCCTTTCATGGTCGCTATTGGACAGGTAGCACAAGAGGAGAGGCGATTGAGAACGCATTATTCGATTTACTAAAAAATAAATAACATGAATAGCGATATTAAGAAGTGGATCGGCGGGCTAGTGATCGGATTAATAGCAGGAGGCTTTCTACAAGCATACTTTGTAACTAAGCCTCTATTAGAGAGCATTGACGAGCGTGCACAAGGCCAGTACAGGCTATTAGATAATATTGATAGCTCGACAATGGCCATTGCTTGCAAGATATTGAATGATAAGGGCGATGTTGATGCCTATGAGGAATGTTTAAGCAACGATTAACCTAAATTATATGAGAGTAAATTTAAAAGAGTTCTTTCCCCCTAAAAGGATATGTGAAGCCTATCCCTATGGGGCGAAGTGGTACCAGAGGGCAATATGGAAGACTACAGAGACGATTAAGATAGGTCTAAATGTGATAGCGTGGACAGGGATTAGCGGTTCTGTCCTTTATGGAACCTTTATGTTTGGTTGGTATGCAAAGCCCGAAGTGATAAAAGCGTTCGATAGAGTAGTTAAAAAGGAAATGCCGGTGTTGCTAGTCAAGATTTGCAAAGCCGAGAGCGGGAATAGGCAGTTTAAAGAGAATGGCAAGGTGTTACGGGGTATAACCACGCCCTCAGATATAGGATATTGTCAGATCAACGAAACATACTGGAATGATACAGCGAGAGATATGGGGATAGACATCTATACAGAGGAGGGCAATAAGGAAATGGCTATGTATATTTTTGAGCGACAAGGCGGAGAGCCTTGGAGTGCGTCAAGATGTAGCAAAGTGAAGATTACTAACTGTTGGAGGCCTTAATCAAAATACAATGAAAACATTAAGTGATATTCAATTAAAAGCAATTAAAGAACTTTGTCCACATTGTGGAATTGGAGAATTACACGAAGTAGACGGAGAATACGAAAATTATCTATGGTGCAATAATTGCGATTTGTCTATGGATTCGGACGGCGGTTATACATGTTAAAACAATTAATCAAAATACAATGGATAAAGAAACATATGAAGCGTTAAAGTTTGTTATGCATCATTCAGAGTACGGCGGGCCAAATGATAAAGAATTTTGGGATAATTTCAAGCTTGTTGAGGCTTGGATGCAAGAAGTGGAAAAGGATTATATCAGTGATTAAGTTTCCCTAGAGAGCCTTGAGGGGCTTTCTATGGGGCATTTAAGCCCTTGCACACGTTCTTTGACAAATAAATATGAAGACAGTATACATTGAACGCAATAAATTATTCAAAGATATTCCTATGATATTACTTAATAATATCAATGAAATTGACGAAACATTTATTGATGATAATTTGGATATATTCCAGTACCCTTGCGAAGAGTGTAAAGACAAGGCAGAAGAGGAGGCAGATAAATGCGAAGAGTGTGGAGGCACTGGCTACCACGACAGTGAACCATACCAGTATTTTCTTGTAGACGTTGACGATAGAGATATAGAGAAATTAAAAAGTTTTGGCGTAGAGCTTGCACATAGTGAAAAGCTAGATAAGTATATTTTACCAATATACGATTATGGGACAAGCTGGTCGATCTTCTCTTATTCAAAAGAGGTTCCAGATGATTATAAATTGGAATACGATGAGACGATTACCAGAACAACCGTGTATTAATATGAAGCTATACGCAACCACGACTAGCGAAAGGGCTAGCAAAGGACAGGGGGGAAATGAGTATATTCGAGTAGAATTAAGACAGGCAAAAAATACGCCCGTTGAGTATTACATTGAATATAATCAAAAAGGATTGCTAATAATGGACTCAACTTATGGGACATTATTAGAGACAGGAAAACTAAAAGGCAATAAGCAAAAAGACGAGAATAATAGATGTGAGCATGGCATGCCATACAAAGGGAAACTATGTATAGTATGCAACCCACAATTATATAAATAGTCAAAAAGCAAACAGCCAACACAATTACAAGTAAACAGTCAAAAGACTGGAGAACGTGTGCAGTGTTGGCTTTTTTGTTGTCTAAATTATTATTAATTAAATAAAATGAAAGAAACATTTATAAAGTTTTTGGAAAGAATGCACGCAGAAGTATATACGGGGTTGGACGATAACATGCCAGATGCCTTTGAAAACTGGCTTGAAATACAGGGGATAGATTACTTGTTAAATTTTGCGAATAAATACGGAGAAATTGCTTATATAACAGGAAAGAGAGACGGTCTAAAAGAAGCAAGAGATGTTTTTGAACCTCTAACAAAAGAATTGGAAGACCTAAAACAAACACTAGACAGGACAATCTAACCACAAAACATTAGACAGGGTAGGCAAAATTATGAATCCAAAATATATATATGAAACAACAAACACGGGACAGGTCAATCGAGAAAAAAATTATCAGCGACCACATGCGAGAACTTCAGAAGAAATCAGCTAAAGCTACTCGCAAGAAATATGGTAAGGAATTTTACTCAGAGATGATTAAGAAGAGATGGGCTAAATCTGGGAAAGCAAAAACCAGAAAAACTGAATAGTCTCTCTGGCTTTTAAGCCCCTGGCATCAGGGGTTTTTTAGTCTATAAATATTTAATACCCCTTGCCATCCATACCGGCAAGTTTCTGTCTCAACAAGCCTACAAGCTGGTTCATCAAGTCTAGGAGTTTCACTTTTAAGTCAGAACTACCTAGAACTGGGGTAGCCACACCAGAGGCCAATTCTGCACAGCTTGGAGTACCGGGTACATCACAATGCCTATGCCCTCCTACAGCCCCGCCACGGCCTCCAGGATTCGAAATAGGGGGTGTTGGGGTAGTTTCTGGCTCTGGAGTAGGGGTAGGTTCAGGAACTGGGGTTACTTCGTCTATAACACAGACTTCTCCAGACACATGGAAGCCAGTCTCACAAGTTAGAGGAGGAGGTACGACAACAATATCTACGCATTGCCCGTCAACCAATTCTTTACCTTCTGGCATAGTTGCTTGTGCTCCAACAATATTTGGACATACATCCACGACAGGTGGTTCACAGACCTTCTTTACTCTCACTTTCCAACCAGTAATATCGCCACCTTGAGGGTCAAAACTTGAGAGAGCTTCAGAAGCATACTGCCAATATCCCGTATGGCCATCGCCCTCAACAGACAGAAAGACCTCAAGCACCTGATAACCTGTAGCTCCAGCCACACTAATGATCGTGTTGTGGTCAATGTTCACAGTCATTCGAGAATCAGAATAATCCCCACCACCTTCATGGACATATTGTCCATCGCAAACATCTGGAGTAACTGTCGCTCCAGCCATCAAGGGGATCATCAACATAGAACCAGCCAAGAAACTTAAAACCTTTTTCATACTTGTAATGTTATTTATAATTCCGATTATTCTACCGAACATCGGGAAACGGTTTCATATTTTGTCTTCGTGAATCAATCTAAGTACGGCCTTCAGAGCTTCTACTAGCTCATCAAACTTTCTGGCCTTGATGCCATCTTTCAATCGCCTCTGGCTGTCTAGCAAATTCTTAGTATCTTTCTCCGTCCAAGGCTTTCTATTTTTTAATTTAGGCAACGACATTTAAGAATTCGTTAATCTCTTTTATATTCTCGACCCTAGCTCGATAAACTTTGAACCGACCAATCTTTCTATCCTCGACCAAGTTTGGATGATGGAGAGCTAAATCAGAAGCTCTGGCACAAGCCCTATGAGATAGATAGCCACCCTTAGAAGTAACATAACCACTAAACTCCCAACTCCAGAACCAAATAGTTTGAGGATGATCGAGCATGAACTGCAAAACATCTTCAAT